TGCCCCGTTAAGGGGCACAACCGAAAGAGTAATGCCGTGGCGTTTTCTGATCCTCAGACCGTGACAATCAACGCAGTCGCTCAGACCCTTCCTAGGGTTTCTGTCGACACCAACTCGTCTACCTATCAGAAGGATGACGGGACGGTGAAGCTTAACGCTTCGCACCAGTATGGTAAGCGTAAGCGTTCACTTCTGCGTCTTGATTTCCAGAAGACTGCTGCTGATCCTCTGATCAGTTCGCAGAACATCATTTATTCGATGTCTGTCCAGCTCGTCGTCGATCGACCCCTTACAGGGTTTACCGTCGCTGAGCAGAAGCAGATTGTCGATGCGATGTCGGCCTATCTTACGGCCTCTTCTGGTGCCAACACCACCAAGTTCCTTGGTGGCGAGAACTAAGCGGAAAGACCTCTGGCGGCTTCTAGATCGTTTTTTGATCTATTCCGTCATAGGCCTTCTGCTCGCTCTCGCGCCGGCTGAGAGCAATAGGGTTGACCCTAACAGTGTAAACTGTTTGGGTTTTCCTGAAAGCTCTTTGCCTTCGTGTGGTAATCGGTCTGCCTGAGAACACTTCGGCTCCGGATTCAATTACCTCTGTTAGGAGGGTTGATGAAAAGCCTCATGTTGCTCTGGTCGGTTCTCCTCGAAGAATTCGGGGAGAGGTGTTGCACAAGCACCACCCTGGACCTCAAAAAGGCCAGGAGTCGAGTCAAACATGAGGGGTTATCGTTTTTGACGATAACCCTACCTGCCTTCTGTAAGGACTTCGAAAAAAGTCTGGAAGAAGGTAAGGTCGATCGCGACCTCTTCACTGGTTTCCAGTGGAAAGGCGGGCTCCCCCTATTTCTAGGAGGTTTCCTCGATCGTGTGTTTGACCGTGGTTCGGGTGTGTTGCTGCAAGACCCCGACATCGATTCCATCTTTGCGATTCGCCAGTTAACACTGGTGTTCGCAAAGATCCTGTTGCCCTGCTCGGAAGAGCGGAACGCAGGCGCGATTAAAGGTTACTTGCAGTGTGAGCAGGAGGTGAGAAGGGCAGATCAAAATACATCCGCTGAAGATCTTTTAGGTCTTCAGCGGGTATCTGCTCTCTTGTTCCGCGATGTCTTTACCACCATGGACAAGCTTGTTTATGATGGTGACATCAAGGGCAAACATGGCCCGGGCGCAACTGCAGATCGACTTAAGGGAAACCAAAAGTACGATCTGCGGGAGTGGCCGCAGCGTCTGGAAAAGGCGTTTCCTTTCTGGGAACATGCCATTCCGAACGCTAGGTACCTTCACAGGTACGACCTTGTCTCACTCCTCGAACCTGGTGCCGAGCGGCCTGTAAAGGTCACTCTGGTACCTAAGACGCTGAAGACACCACGAGTCATTGCCGTTGAGCCCACCGCTGTGCAATATATGCAGCAGGGGATCATGGAAAAACTCGTAGAGTTGCTCGAGACGGATCAAACTGTCTCGGGCATGATCGGGTTCACGGATCAGGTCCCTAACCAAGACCTCGCCCGCGAGGGAAGTTCGCAAGGACTTCTCGCCACACTGGATCTCAGTGAGGCCTCCGATCGTGTCTCCAATCAGCATGTACGGGTAATGCTTCAACGTTTTCCGTCTTTCTTTGAGGCGGTGGACGCTACGCGTTCCCGGAAGGCTGATGTGTTTGGCAAGATAATTCGTCTTGCCAAGTTCGCGTCTATGGGTTCTGCGCTGTGTTTCCCCTTCGAGGCGATGGTATTTCTTACCATCATCTTTAAGGCGATCGAACGCAGTGACAACACCCCGATGACCCGTAAGCGGATTCGTTCGCTTGCAGGCCAGGTGCGCGTGTACGGGGACGATATTATTGTCCCCGTGCGCTATGTGCCATTCGTGATCAGCGAGCTCGAGACTTTTGGGTTTCGAGTTAATGCTGGCAAGAGCTTTTGGAACGGGAAGTTCCGAGAGTCTTGCGGCAAGGAGTTCTTTGACGGACACGATGTTTCTATCGTGCGTTTCCGTCGGGAGTTCCCTGTCTCACGAACTGATGTTCCGGAGATGATCTCCCTTGTCGCTTTCAGAAACCTGTTGTATTTAAAGGGTCTCTGGAGGACGGCGGGATACCTGGATGGGATAATTGGCCCCTTGCTTGATGGCCATTTCCCAGTTGTAAGCCCAGGTTTGACGGAATGGAATGAGGAATCCATCCTGTCATCTTCTCCTTTGCTAGGGCGGGTGAGTTTTCTCGAGCCTATGGCTGAGAGAATCCACCCAGACTTGCATACCCCTCTGGTTAAGGGGTGGCAGGTCTTGTCTAAACTACCGGCCTCAACGGTCAGTGGTGAAGGCGCCTTGCTCAAGGTGTTCCTTAAACGCGGCGATCAGCCATTCGCTGACAGGAATCATCTGGAACGTCAGGGACGTCCTCAGTCCGTCAACATCAAGCTGAGGTGGAAAACTCCGTATTAATATACGGAGCATTGCGGCTAGAAAGTGCGAGGCTCTGAGTGTAAACTCAGAATGACATAAGTGTGAACTTATGGTGTGAGCCCGGAT